TGTCGATGTCTCCGCTGATGCCGCCGGAGCCGGAACTTCCGCCGGAAGCGCTGCCCCCGCCGGTGCTGGGCGGGCTCTTTCTGGAGGCACCGAGGCTTGCGCAGATGGCCGCGATGGCCACGCCCAGCGCCACGGCAGCGCCCGCCACGATCACGCCCATGGGGATGCCGAACACGGTCGCACTCAGGGCGGAGGCGATGGCCGTCATCATGCCCTCAAAGGCTGCGCCGATGGTGCCCACCATGGTGCCCACGCCCGCGTAGATGGCGGGGAAACTGGACAGCAGACCGCCGGACAGGCCCTGGCTGATGGCCAGTGCGGCGCTGCTCAAGGGCGCTTTCAGCCCCTGGAAGATGCCGGCGAGCTGGGTGCCGAGGGTCTTGGCCTGCGTCCAGACCTCGCCAAAGCCGCTGGTCAGGCCCTTGCAGATCTGGGCACCGATGTCGATGCCCTTCTGCACGAGGGCTGTCTGAGCGTTGCCCAGCGCCTCGTTGAGCTTGTCCACCAGACCGAGGGCAAAGTCATTGACCTGCTTTTTCTGGTCGGCGGTCAGGCCGCCGTAGATGGCATTTGCCGCCCACAGGCCGATGGACTTCCAGTCCTTGTTCTTGACGGCGGTATAGAGGCTGTCGAATGTGCCCAGCAGGCCGGTGTCGGCGTGGGTCTGCAGCTCCTTCCACAGGTCGTCGAAGCTCTTGATGGATGCCTCTTTGGTGGTCTCGGCCACCTCTTCGGTGCCATCGGCGGCAATGGTCTTGACCCGCTCCACGGTCACGAGGGCACCGTCCACTACGTCGTCATAGGTCTGGGTGATGACCCGCTTCTGGGTCTCGGTGCCGTCGGTCAGGGTCTCGGTCACCGTCTTGGTGCTGGTCTGGATGCCGTCCACGATGCCGGAGGTGGTAGCGGTGATGGTCTTGGCCACCTCCCGCACCGTCTCCATGGTCTGCTTGACGGTCTTTTTGCCCTTCTCGTCCACCTCGGTGATGGTTTTGATGTCCTTGAGCACGCCGTCCACCATCTGGCGGGACGTCTCGGTGATGACCTGCTTTTGCTGGGTCCTGCCGTTGGACAGGGTCTCGGTGATGTTTTCGGTGGTGCGGGTGATCTTGCCGTCGATTTCGGTCGTGGTGTCCGAGATGGACTTGACCACTTCGGCAGCAGCTTCCTTCGTGGCCTTGCTGGCTTTCTTGGCTCCGCTGGCGATGGCCGGATAAGGATTCGCAGCTGTCTGGCTCCCGGCGCGGCTGCTGCCGTTGCCGGAGCTGCTTGTGCCCTTCGGCACCCATCCGTTGTCATCGTCCCATTCGAGGTCTTTGTGGGAGTTGTCCCACTGCTTTGCGCTCTTGCGCTGATTATAGTTGTTGATGGCGTTGTTGTAGGCGGTGTTATAAGCATCCGCCGCAGCACCGATGCCGTTCTTCAGGTTGGCCAGTGCTGCCGCTGCTCCTTCAATTTTTGCAACCAGATCATTGATCCAGTCCACCACCGTGCCGATGGCGCTCTGGGCAATGTTTTTGACCGTGCTGAATGCGGAGTTTACTGTGTTGCGGAAGGTCTCACTGGTCTTGTAGGCCGTCACAAGGCCGGTTGCCAGAGCCGCCAGTGCGGACACAAGCAGGGCCACCGGGTTCGCGGAGATCACCGCATTCAAAGCGGCCTGTGCCAGAGCCAGACCGGTTGCTCCCGCCTCAGCGGCAGCGTTGGCTGCGGTCATGGCCGTGGTGGCAACGGTGTGCGCGACCTCGGCAGCCGTGGCAAGCGCCACATACCCCTTGTAAGCCAGGAACGCCGCGCCCGCCGCCGCGACCACCGACGTAGCAATGCCGATGGTGTCCTTGAGCTGGGCCATCTTCTCGTCGCTGTCGAGGAAGGAGGTGACCACGTCGTTGAGCTTCACCACAAGGTCGCCCAGCGCCGCAAACAGCCCGCTGGTCAGCTCGCCGGTCAGGGCGGCCACGTTATCCTTCAGGGTGGACATGCGGCCGCTGAAGGTCTGGCTGGCTTCCAGCATGCCGTTGTAAAACTGCCCGCCCTCACTGGTGGCGGCCTGCACTGCATACTGCAGCTCTTCAAAGCTGACCCTGCCGTCCGAGATGCGCTTGTACAGGTCGGACATGCTCTCGCCGGTGGCGTCACAGATCTGGTTCAGCGGGTTAAAGCCCGCGTCGATCATCATGTTGACGTTTTCCAGCGTGACCTTGTGGGCGCTGGACATCTTGCCGTAAGCACGCACCAGCGTCTGCAGCTTGTCCGCGTTGCCAAGGGAGATGTCGCCCAGCTGTTTCAGCACGTCGGTGGTGTCATCCGCTGCGATGCCGAACTGCAGCAGGATCTGGGTGCCCTCGGTCAGGTCGGACAGGGCAAAGGGCGTGGATGCCGCCATCTTGCGCAGCTCGGAAATCTTGGCGGCGGCCAGTTCCTCGTTGCCCAGCATGACCTTGAAGTTGGTCAGGTAGCTTTCCATGCTGGCGTTGTAGTCCACGCCGCTCTGGACCACCTTGCCCAGTTCGGATGCAGCCTTTTTTGCAAAGTCCGCGATCATGTTTCCGGCAGCAACGGTCCACTTGCTGGTGCTCTTTTCCGCCGGGTCGCTGTTGAGCCTTACTTCGCCGGTGATGCTGAAATCTGCCATGTGTCCACCTCTCATTCAGAGCGCGGGCACAAGGGCACAGGCTTTACAGTTTGATCTCTCCCTCCCGTTTGCAGGAGGGATTTTTGCATTTGACCCACACGCCGGATGCCGTGGCCGTGCGCACCGCCCACACGGGCAGGGGCCTGCCGCAGTAGGGGCAGGGCACCGGCACCCGCTCAGCGCCGGAACCGTGCGAGGAACGCGGCGTCGTGTTCGGCAACGGTCTGGGCAACGGCGGCACCCCCTCTCAAGGCGGCAGGCAGAGCAAAGCGCTCTTTCAGTGCGGCGTAATGCTCCCGCATGCTGCCCTCGTAGTCGTCCAGATC